AATCTGCCGGGCGCGTGTTATAATTTAAAACAATTTAAAAATAAAGTATATGCCAGAATGGTTAAAAAGACTGACGAAAACTGACATCCGCAATTCACTTGCGATTATTATTGTAGTGGGTAGTTTTCTGCTTTTATATTTATTGCAGGTAAGACCTATACCTGAACAGAATCATGATTTAGTATTAACGGCAGGAGGTTTTATATTTGGTGGTGCTTTGGCGGGGGTAATTGGTTTTTATTTTGGATCTACTAAAACGGATAAGAAACATGACGCCGAAGGATAAAGAGATGCACTTTTGGGCGGGGGTATTGGTTAGTTTTGCTGCCCTTATTCTATTTAAGGCAGTAGATGTACAATACTGTTGGTTATGGGTACTTTGTTCGGTGTTGTCCGCTGCCATCGGTAAGGAATTAAAAGACTTACTGGATTATGGTAAGTTTGATTGGAGGGATGCGGTATATACTATTGTAGGCGGAATGAGTGGTTTTATACTTTCTTTTTTTTAATATGAAGCAAATATTTATAGTTTTACTTACATTTTTGGTATCGTGCAACACTCCGAATAAGTTGCATAAAATGATGGATAAACTTCCTGAAGCATCTGCAAAGGAATGCTCACAAAGGTTTCCAATAAAAGAAACTATTGAAACGGTAACTGTTGTAGATTCTGCAATGCTTAATCAGTACGAAATCGAGTTTGAATACATGGCCCATCTTATTGATAGTTTGCTATTGGAAAACTGCGATACGGTTAAAATTGAAAAGATTAAAGAGGTTATTAGTAAAGTACCTTGCAAGCCTAAAACTAAAGTAATTATAAAGACTCAAGAGAATACGGCGAAGCAACAAGTAATAATTGACAGTTGCCAAAAATTGTCAAGTTTAGTAAACGCAAGACTTGACAATGAGATTAAAAAAGTCAACCTATTGACTGATTTATGCGATAAATATAAACGGCAAAGGGATAACTTTTTTTGGCTTATTGTATTATTGATAATCTCCTTATTTAGAAAGCCACTACTTAGAATCATTACTAAAACAATAAAACCAATCTAATATGTACAAATTAGCGCCACTTTCAGAATCTTACGATATGTTTGTCGCTTTAGGTTTCTGCTATCTTCCTATCTTTTTATTTTTAGTATTTGCTTACATATCTTCCAATTCGGGAAGTATTGTTAAGGAGCAGATACCCGGCAGCGTTCATAATATAAAATGGGTAAAGTCTGATAAGAACGTACCTTTTGCAAAGAATGGATGGTTTCACTTTGCTTTGGTGTGGTTCCTTTTAGGTAGTATATTCTTTTGGCTTATCCTATGGCCTGATCATTATGATGTTTGGTTTATCATTAAATGACATTAATATATCCAATATTTGCGGCTGTTATCTGTGCGGTAATTGAGTTTATCCGCATCATGAAATCATGGGGAGTGCCTAACGTAAATAAGTTGTGGACCATTACAATAGGTGTGATCTTCTTTATTATCTGCCTTGCCTTATCTGTCGGCTATTATGATAACATCTTACTTTATCATGTACTTATTTATGCGATGTACTTTGCGGCCTCCAGGGGGTTAGTTTACGATATTTTACTGAATACTTTGAGAGGGTTGCCAGTTGGATACAAGTCTAAGTCAACTAATAGCAAATTAGATCAGATGCTTATTAAGTTTGACTTTTGGCTTATAAAGGCTTTTTATCTTGTTTTAGGTATTTTAAGTGGGATGTTATGGATAAGACTTAAATAATACTAAATGAATCTTAACGATGTTGCAAGGGAATACAGGGTAAAATATGGTAGGGCCATGCCTACCTTAACGCTTGCAAGGATTATGTACAATGATAATAAGGAGTTATTTACAACGGTTGATCATGCAAGGACTAAGTTAAGATACATTGAGGGCAAGTCTGGAAAGGTAAACAGGGCCAAAATAAAAGATAATAAAGAATTCCTAATGACAGAAGATAGACCTAAAAATCCATACAAGTTACCTGAATCGGAGGAGGCTAAATATGAGCCTTACATTTTAAAGGCTGATAAGTTGGCGGTCCTTTCCGATATACACGTACCATATCATTCTATTGAGGCTGTTACGTGCTGTTTGGATTTGATCTCAAAAGAGAAGCCCGATACTATCCTTTTAAACGGCGATACAGTCGATTTTTACGGTCTTTCCCGATTTATGAAAGATCCACGCAAAAGATCTCTTGCACACGAATTAAAGGCACTTAATGACCTTTTAGACATATTGGGCGGATTCGGGGCAAAGATTATTTATAAGTTAGGCAATCATGACGAAAGATATTTGCATTACTTACAACATAAGGCGCCAGAATTACTCGATATTCCCAATTTTGAATTTTCAGAATTATTAAAATCATCTCAAAGGAATATGGATATTGTAGCCGATAAGCGTGTAATAAAGGCCAACAAACTTAACATCATTCATGGCCACGAATACCCATCCGTTTTCAGTCCCGTAAACATTGCAAGGGGGCTTTATATGAAGGGCAAGGTTAGTGCTTTGCAGGGCCATAACCATCAAAGCAGCACCCATACTGAAACGGATATGAATGGGGACATAGTTACAACATGGAGTTCGGGGTGTTTGTGTGAATTGAATCCTGCCTATATGCCTTTAAATAAGTGGAATCATGGGTTTAGCATGGTGGACCTATCTGATAATGGTAAGGACTTTCATGTCCGGAATTATCGTATTTATAAGGGTAAGATCTTATGACAGAGGAAGTACAAATACAGCCTGAGTATCTGCCAATGGATAATGAATTACTGCAGATTATTGAAAGCCAATGTATGCTCCTTGCCACAATATCGGATATGAGTGATGCTGAATATAGAACCTATGATGACGAGTTAACTGATTTAAATTTTGTAAAGGGGTATGCTTATAAAGTTATTTTAGCATCCCAAAAGAAACTACTTAAATTGATAAAAGATTATGAACAAAGGAATACCGATAATCAGAAAGTTTGAGGGGTTGAGACTTAATTCTTATATCTGTCCAGCCGGCAAAGTTACTATCGGTTGGGGAAGTACGTTTTATGAGAATGGGAGCAAAGTAAAATTAGGTGAAAAAATTACGCTTGATAGGGCGGATAAACTGCTTTTTATTATGGTTAAATTGTTCGAGACTGAATTATCAAGACTTGTAAAATCTGCCATTAATGATAATCAGAAAGGGGCATTAACATCTTTTATTTTTAATTTCGGAAGCACTAAGTTTGGCAATAGTACACTATTAAAAAAGGTAAATGCAAATCCAAATGATCCTACAATTAGGGATGAGTTTATGCGATGGGTTGGCAAAGATCCGAAAACTGTAAAAGGATTAAAAGAAAGGCGGAAGGCAGAGGCGGACCTTTACTTTTCATAAGGTTTACTTTTTGACTTATATCGGTACTATATGTACCAAAGTTTCGCCTATCCTTCCATATTTAGTATTAGTACGCATTGCGTTAAGCCAGTAGTTACCTGCAAGGTAAGTAACCAATAATCCATTTACCTATCTTCAAGTATTTTGTATATCCGTTCCTTTCACTAAATAGCAGTCCTAAACTTTCGTGCTTCCATTTAAGTCCTCTGCCAAATAATCTGAACCAACCAGCATTTGCGAAATGGTTACTTACCCAGCAGGTAACACCAAATAAGCGCAATTTATACTGCGTTCCATCGTGAATTTTTAGTCTGAATTGAAGTTCTATTTTCATAATATAATTTTGTTTTAAACTGCGCCTATTTGGATGCCGTTATCAATAACATTTGCCCCGGAATCAGGAGTCGAACCTGATACAACTTACTGAGTTTACAGACGGGCCACGTTCACCCTCATTGTCGGCTTACCAATCGCCTTCCGGGTTATTGCCGCCCCCTTTAATAATCACTAACTTACTAACAGTTTAATAATTATAAGCGGCAATGAGGTTAAAAAGTTATTCAAAATCAGATTCGTCTATACTACTATCTGATTCCCATGCATTAGAAAATGCTTTATTTTGAAATAATGATGAGAGTCCTGTTATTTGTTTCATTCTTAATAATTCATCTTTACTCATTCCTACATGCTTACATATCCACGCATCACCTTTACCCATTTCAACTAATTCAGACACAATAGTACTCATTAATTCAATATTATGTGATCCTCTTGCTCGATTATGTCTTATAGTTGAAGCCATACGATCTGATCTTCCTTGTTTCCATTGGTTAATATTAACTACTGGCAATCTTCCATATACTCTATTTCTAACTTCTTCTACTTCTTTTCCTACTCTATTCCTATGAAATCCATCTATTACAGTTATTTGTGAATCTTCTTTAAATGAAACAATTGGTTGTGTATATCCATCTTCCATGATAGATTGTCTTAATAGTTCCATTTCAGGAGGTGCAACACTATTAGGATTATAATCATTTGCTTTTACATTATCATTTTTTACCCATAAAACACAATCTACTGGTTCATTTCTCATTGGTGAAATTTCATGCAAAGCAATTTTAATTTCATTAATAATATCAATTTTTTCATCATTACTCAGAAATTCATAATTTGGAATTAGTGATAAGATTTTTTCTTTCATGTTTGTTTGATTTTTATTGTTAAATATAATTTCCATTTTTGTCATGACTTTCGTCTCCTCTTAATGGAGGATTAAAAACACTAACCAATATTACATCTGTTATTGCAGTAAATTCGTGAGGTTGATTATTATCTACAATATATGTAATCCCTTCATATATTTCATGTATGTCATCATTAGTTAAATCTCTTAATAGGCCATATCCCGATATACAATAACACGCCTCTTGATGATTTTTATAATGCCATTTATATGGGCCACCTTTATTTATAAAAGTTTTCATTAAAGCAAATCCTACTTTATCACTTTTTAAAACACTTCTATAACTTGTGCCTCCTGTAAATTTTACGCCTTCAATTGTTTTTATATCTATTGTTTTCATATTTTGCTATATTTATTTTTTATATATTTCATTCTTTCAATTTGTTCTTTAGTTGGAGCAAGTCCTAAATATTTACATGTATGATCATTTTTCAAAATTGTAATAACAAATCTTTTCCAGCTTGCAACATCAGAATTATGGCATTTTAACATATCTAAATGATCTGGTAAAGATTGTATGATTACTCTTTGTTTATCTTTATTGCCATGTGATGTATTACCATTTAATTTAAATTTTATATCATTTTTAATTAGATCATTTATTACATAATCGGGCAATCCGCGCCCTATCCTGCCCCAATATTTGATAGATTGGATAAAGCGCTGCTTAAAATTTATAGATGATTTTTTAGGTAATGTATTCAATAAAAACTTTGCAAAAGATTTCCATGTATGACCTTTAGGCAATTCAAATGAATGATAATTAAGTTGTTTTCCGTAAGTTGCAACAAAGTTAGCACCATTTACCCTCGCACATAATGTTGCCCAAACATGTGGATCTATAACCCTATATAGGTTCAATGAGCTTTTGCTTTCACTCATAAATGGAGAAGCTACTCTCATTTTATGTATTGATAACCCTGCTTTCCAAAATATGTCATATAATTTATTATAATCCCATTCAAATTTGCAATTAGCAATCCAAATATCTTCAGTTTTCCAATCATAAATAGGATAACAATTATATGTATGTTTTGTATTTCTTTTAGTCCAAATATTACCTCCATGTGTTTGTTTGTTTTCATTTACAATTGCTCTCCATCTATTTAGGCTTTCATGAGTTCTAATTCCAATTAAACATGCACAATCTTCACCATTTGAATACCACTCTCCAAATTCATCCCAAAATTCTTGATATCCCATATTCTCTCTAAAAAATGGGAATTTATGATTATTAATATTTACTATATAATCTTCATTTGGCATTTCTCTAATCCATCTATGTTTGTCATTATTTCCCCAACATTGCCAATCTATCTCATATGATGAAACAGTACATGGTAATGTAATAGGCAAACAGCACCAATATATATCCAATACATCTCTATTATTTTGCATCATTCTATGCATAAATTCAAGAGATAAAGTATAATTAGCTTCATTATCTAATATCATTATGCCAATTTTTCTACCAGGATAATCTTGTCTTAATATGTCAATCATTAAATTAAGCATTACTCCTGAATCCTTACCACCACTAAAACTGACATATACCTTTTTGAAATTATCAAGAATATATTTCATTCTTAATTTTGATTCAGTATAAACATCATTTGATAAATATTTAATCATAATTCAAGTTTTAATTGTTTGGTTTTTTGTCTATTTTCAATTTCTATTTTTTTATATGCATGATAATATTTTGACTTTTTCGGGGTAAATCCTAAAGATTTCAAAGCATAATCATTTTTTAAAATTGCTAAACATATTTTTCTATACGATGGTACTTTATTTTTAATCTCAAGTTCATATGGGGCTTCATCTGGTATTCCATTAAAATAACATCTGTGTTCCCATGTCTTTATATATTCCATTATTTGATTTTTCATATTCTAATATTATTTTATCTGCTATTTTATTTGCCTTATCCTGAACATCTTTATTTAATAAATTCCATGCTATTCTTGTTAAATATTCTGGAGTGTTATGTATAAACATACATGCAGCTGCACCCAACCATGCTCTTCTATTTTGCTGCTTATTTGTTAAATTAACATCAACTGATATTTTCCACACATTTAATAATTTTTTCATTGCATCATAAAATTCTATTTGATTTGATAAAAGATTTATAGCAGATATAACTTTTTTATCTTTATCTATGATATCATTTAAATTATACATTCCTGCATTAAAATCTTCCCATTTTTCATAATGCTCATAAATTTGTTTCATATTATTTGGTTTATTGTTTAAAATGTAAAATAATTATCTCTTTGAATATCGACAATACTTTTAAATAACTGAATCTCATTTTTAAAGTCTAATTCGCAAGTCATAAGCATCCCGTTTCTTTGTTTCATGATCCTTATCCTGCGTTTATGTTCATAACTTACATCGCCTGATCTTTCAGCATCATTAGCACCCCAAAGCATTAAGATAAGATCTGCATCTTGTTCAATGGCACCAGATTCACGAAGGGCAGATATTGGGGGAGGCACATCCCAATTACTACCTTTTACCCCATCCCTACTTAACTGTGATAAAGCAATTATTGGTATTTCTAATTCCTGAGCAAGGTTTTTAAGTTCCCGGCTAATTGTCGCTATTTCCTGCTCACGATTGTTTTTAGATTCTCCCTGCATTAATTGTAGGTAGTCAATAACGATAAGCCCGATATCATGTTTCTTTTTTAACCTTCTTGCCTTAGCTTTTAAGGATCGTAAATTTACTGCATTAGCGTCATCAAAAAAGATCTTATGCCTTGATAGGTTTTCGGCTGCCTCATTCAATTTTTTATAATCTGAATCTTCAAGCCTACCTGTCTGCAATTTGTTTAAAATTATGTCCGATTCTGCTGCAAGCATTCTAAGGGCCAAATAAGGCGCTTTCATTTCGAGTGACCATATACCTACCCCTGAGCCATTGAGGGCCGCATTTCGCACCAAATTAAGCGCAAACGCTGTTTTGCCGACAGAAGGCCTTGCGGCTATGATTATAAGATCTCCAGGCTGCCAGCCTCTTGTGGCCTTATCGAGATCTGAAAATCCTGATCTTATCCCGGTTATTGAACTTCCTGAAGCCTTCCATTTATCGATCTTTTGCAATGTGTTAACCATTACACTCGAAATATGTAAAACATCTGATTGCTTAGAATCCGATAGGTTCATGATGTACTTTTCGGCCATGTCAACAACTTCGAAAGGATCGGTATCATTCTCAAATGCTTTGGCAGTTATTTCAGAGGATACGGATATAAGTTTTCTTAGGATATATTTTTCATGCACTATTTTGGCATGGTTTACTATGTTAGCCGTTGAAACTATGGCGTTTGTGAGCCTTACAAGTTCGTACGGGCCGCCTATCAATTCGAGGTCGTTATTTGCTTTTAATTGCTCTGTAACTGTTATTAAGTCGATAGGCTTATGTTTCTTTTGCAGATCGGTTATGGCAGTATAAATCTTTTGATGCGCGGTTACATAAAATGAATCCGTTGTAAGTAGGTCGGCCACTTTATCAATAGCACCCGATTCGAGCATTAAAGCACCCAGTATGGCTATTTCGGCATCCTTTGCTTGTGGTTGTAATCCTTTCATGGTTATTTATTTAGCTGTTCAAATCGTTCACGTTCCCTCTGCCATCTTTCCCGGTTGGCCTTTGCAA